GCTGTATGCCTTCAAAGTGGTTGGAAAGTCAGCATACCCATCAGGATCGCTACCGATTGGCGTTCCATCCAACGTTATACGCATCTTGCCCTGATCGTTATTGTTGCTGGCATACCAGTTGAGCGTACCTATAACATCAATGTCGCAAACCGCCGAAGGAGTAAAAGTCACCGAGCAAGCTTCAACAAAAGTTGTACTGTTTGCGAATGAGTTCACGATATTAGATGACTGTTGAAACGACTGAAGAGTTCCTGCAACAGCAGACACCGTTGGAACTGCCCATGCTCCATCCCCTCGAAGAAATTTAGTTGTATCGTTCGGAGCTTTTGGTACAAACCCGTGTTTAGAAGTTGAGACATTTGCCGTGGTGTTATCCGAAAGACTTAAGTCAGCTTCAACAATAGAGCTGGTAAGATTTAACTTTGAATAAGCAATCGCTGCTGAACCTGAGATATCGGCATTTACAATAGAGCCGGTAAGGTTCAGCTTTGCATACTCGATAGCTGCACCTACTGCGATTTGTGCATTAACAATTGAATTAATACCCGCGATAATTTCGTCTCTATCTGCGTTGTAATTAGACGCCGAAAGAGTATCGCCAGTGGTATATGTTCTTGTTTTAGTTACTATTGACATATTCCTCCTTAAGCGTCCCGCAATCCTTTTGCATATCCTTCAAATTCATAATCTCGAATGACGGCACGAGAGTTGGTGTCATTCTTGGTAAGTTGGAGCTGGATATTATAGCGGGGCTGGTATCCAAGCTCAAACCGTTTTCGTTTGACGTCTGTTGATCCAAGTTGTGCGTCAAAAGTAAGCGGAAAAGTTGAAGAGGTCCCCTGAAGGTTAAGATTCCCCTGATTATCATAGGTAAAACCATCAACAGAAGTTTTAACTCCAACATCAACATTTCCTATCGTTTCTGCATGTAAATATAAATATTTGTATTTGTGTTTTCTTTTAAAGTCCGGCTGGAATCGTCTGGTAGTAAACTGGAAGGATATTGCACTCCCATTATCAGAATTAGACGAATCTAGCTTATATACCTTTGACTGAGCGCGTGACTCTCCGAAGTAGCGCACTGGCGCTCCAGTAACGTTAGCAATCAAAGCCACTGATGCATTAATGCCAGTGTGTTTTGTCCAGCCTTTTGTCACCGTGTCATAGCAAAGCGTGAGGTCGTTGATTGTTGATGAGCCATTCGGCACAAAAAACCAGGCGCGTTTGCCATCAAATAATCCGGCAGCAACTGAAAGTGCCGAAGCGTTTAATCCTCTCATCGTGTTTTCAATGTCATCTGAGATGATGCCTCCGTAGATATTCACCGCGTAGCGAGTACGCTGCAAAGATCTAAAGTGCGGCACGTCTCCGGCAAAGGAAAGGAATAACAAGTCGTTGCCGATATTAAGCATCGTGCGATGAGACGCTACCCCATACTCTGCCAGTCTGTCGCTAACGTCTTTGACGGAGAATGTCGCCGCAGACCATCCCGAGAAGGCTTTGACTCGATGCCCTTTGCCGATAATTAACTCATCGCCTAGCACATTAAGTCCCGTCCCTTGGTCTGAATCTCCAGGAGCAATATCTAAATAATCAGAAGCGCCCCACGTCTCAGGATCTCCAAGATTGGAAAAATACAACCGTGAACGATTGCCTGAAACGTTGAAGGCAAACATATAGTTATGAAACCACTTAATATATTTAGCCTTCGGGAATGCGGCCACCTGAGCAAGAGTAGTACCATCCCATGACAAAACGGTATCAGTACCATTAGTCATGTAGGTTTTCCCTTGCGCGGTCTCCATCTCAGTTGGTAAGTCTTTTGTCAAAGTGCGAGTTGATATCCATATCCAATTCCCTGATCCAGTCCAATATCGTATGTACCCAAAGTTTCCAGATGAATCATCTCCAACGCGGAGAAGATGTCTGACTGATGGCGTTTCCAAATAACCCAACCCTAAAATCTGATGTACTTCGTTTGTATCGTTTCCAACCAAAGAGTAACCATTACGCTCCTTAATCTTTCTCTCCTCCAGGAAGCAGTTGATAGCATCAACACAAAATCCAGGCGGAAGATCTTCAGGCTTATACTTATCGTTGTAGCCTAAAGGGAATTCTTTATCGCGAATCGGTGCAATATGTTGCATTAGACATAGGCTCCGAAGTCCAACATTTCCGCTTCGGTATCAACGACGCGGAGTTGGTCATCAGCAACCGTATCCTCCAACTCTTGTTTCATGATTTCTAATAAAGATGCCCCATCCCCAAGATATGTTTTTGCTGCACCTTCTTCTTGCTGCCCCTTTCGCAATAAGTCCCCTGCGGCCATTAAAGGAATAATCTCCCAATAACGGTCCGGATAGGGGATATTGAGTTGGTCAGTAGTAGAAGAAAGATCAGCAATTTGGGGAATGTGCCAGACGGTAATAGCGTTCGTACCGTTTTGAGTAGGCACTGGAATGAGGCCAATTTTGGCAGAAGATCCAAAGCCATAGCGGTAGTAGGATCCGGATTGGCCTACAGGCAAAGAGATGCCTGCATTAGCAAGGTCTCTGCGCACCTCATCTAATCTAACAGGGAGAGCGCGTTGCGGGATCGACTGTGATTGTGTTGGATTCCAGTTCACTTCGACTCGACGCCACTTGAAGATGTTTGATGGTAGCCCGTCAGCACTCCCATATTCTTGTTGCCCTGCAACTGAGTTCAGTTGAACCTTAGTAAGGTAGAAGTCCTCAAAAACAGTCATCACATTTGTAATAACCATTTGGTACTTCTGATTGACTGCGCGTTGAACCTGGCTATCCAGCCAATCAGCTTCAACGGCCTCATCCAGATATTCTCTTGTTTTAGATGTACAATCCAAAAAAGTCTTCATAAATACCAAAAAACGCGAGCCGATATTCTCGACTCGCGCGTTTTTCGCTCTGAGCTTTTATAATAATTTAGTTATAAGTTAAAGCAAATTAAAAGTCAATTATTTTATTTTGCGACAACGGTCACTGTTGGATTTGATATTTGCAGCGTACAATTGAATTCTTTTAAGACTTCTTCGATTTTCTTGCGACAAGCTAAAATTCTTTCGTTTTTCTCCGCTTCGAGCACTTCGCGTGCTTGTTCGATTGCGGTTTTTTCTTTTTTTGTATCATCAGACATTTGCATCCTCCTTTTATTAATTCATTTAAAGCAGAGTATATCTAAAACCATCCGGAAGATCCATAGTATCCAGGGAATGTTGTAGCCGCAGCAGCAGGGGCTTTGCCAAGCGACATAATATCAAGAATCGGCAAACGATTTGGCTGCACATAGATTTGCCATGGATTGTTATATAGGTTCTTAACTTCTGATGCCTGCAAAATACGATTCCAGATACGCACATAATACAGCCCACCATTAGCCCCACGATCTCCTGCCTGTCTATTGCCAACATAAAGGTTATTATCGTCAGTCAGGATAGAGCCTGAAGGAGCAGAACTGACTGTATTTGAGACAAGCTCCCCATTTTGATACATCTTGGGAGCGTTAGACGTCGAGGAGTTGTTGTAGGTTACGCAAATATGCGTCACAATTTCATCCCATGCTGAAAAGTTAGGGGCAATCCAAAGCCCTGAAGTGGTAGACCATCCATAAGAAAAGGAAAAAGAGTTGTTATTCGTATTTGTCGTCTGCAAAGTCCAGACTTCACCCGTTGCGGTAGATCCCTTACGCACAATACGCGGATCTCCGGTACCTGCATCAACGTGGGATGTTGGCTTAAAAAGAACTTCGATGCTTAAATTTGTTAAGTTCTGCTGTTGGGCAACGGTTGTAAACGTGATTACATTGGTGGAATCGGTAAACACCATATAAGGTCCATTTGGACCAATCGCCCAACTTCCACCTGTCACGGCCCCCTGTTTTTTGAACACTAAATCGCGCATTACTGTCCCACCCCGCTCAAAGAGAGGTAGATCAAACACTAATCCGCGCGTTAATGAATTTCTTTTGTCGTGTACTAGCATAAATTACCTTGGCTTAACATTAAATCTTTTTGGTGCCTGGAAATTTACAACACATAACCCTTGCGCTCCTGTCCCGCCGGTACGGTCTGTCGTTGTTGTTGTGTAACCTGAACTTCCACCGCCCCCATAGTTGCTACCTGGATTGCCGTTCCCTACAGTACTTCTTCCTGCTCCGCCATCGCCACCGTTACTCGTAGTTCCTGTCCCTTGCGTATTGCCTGTAGCATTGCCTCCATCTCCTGTTGAACCAGCGCCCCCGCCACCTGCTCCACCTGTTGTACCGGTGCCTCCTGCTGAGCCATCGCCGCCTTTATTTACCA